ACAGATTACAATCCATTTTGATCCCATTGTCACAAGCATATCCTTGAGATAATTCTTCTGTAAATGCTTGTTTTATCTCATTCACTTTCTGCTTTTTCAAATCATCGAAAGTTCTAAAATCTTTAAAGGACAAAGCACCAGTATTCACATTTACAAAGTTATAATTATTATCGATAGCTATTTGCCAATCTGTTTCAGCTACTTCAATGTTTGGTGTAGGTATTGCTGAGTTAATTTCACTATCATACCAACCTAAAAGTTTTCCGTTTGTTTTATCGTAATATGCATATTTCATTTTAGTATCCTTAGTATCCTATTGCCATATATCTAAAGTTTGTTGCAACTCCAGTCCAGTTCTCAAGTACAAAATTTGTAGTTGTTAAATTTCTCCAAACATCATTTCCTTCAGCTGCACTGTTGTTGTCTTCTGGGCTACCAGTTACAACAAAACAGGCATTTGGAAATGCGATAGGGAATGTAACTGTATTATCACCTGTATTTGCATATATTGTTCCCCATTGAATAATCAACCCGCTTGGTAATTTTTGATATCCATTAGTTGCTTTGCTTGATGTAAAGTCTGCAGGAAGTCCTCTTAGGTTATCAGCATCTAAACCTGACCCAAAGCCATCGTTTCCAGCGTGCCAAACGGTGTTTCCATAAAGTGTCGCATATGTCTCATGTAATATAAGCGAACTTGTTAATGCAGTTGCTGTACCACCAGTAACTCCTGATTTTACCTGAAACGCTATATACGCTCCAGTAGTTGAATCCGTATTTACTGTAATCCTTGCAGCATTACCATTTTGTTCTGGTACTCCAGATGCATGGTTCCATGTTACATTAGCATTACCATATCCATCATTAATGGTCATAGCAACACCACCAGAACCACGGCCAGACTCAATAACTCCAGTTGAGCTAATTGTTGTGTTTACATTACTCCATGTTACACCATCAAGATTATCAGCATTTAATCCACTTCCTACGCCATCGTTTCCAGCATGCCAAATGGTATGGCCATTAATATCAATGTTGGTATCACTTAATCTAATTTGGTTAGTAACAGTTGAACCAGCTGTATTATATTTTCGTAGTATGACATACTCTGACGCACTGTCAAAGTATGTTAATCCTGCCGATGTCCCATCTGCACGTTTTAACCAGTAATGTGCGTTTGATCCTGTAACTGCACGAACATATACAGAGTTTCCTGTCACACCATCTCCGATATGTAAGTTAGCTGACATTAAATCATCAACATCACTTCTCAAAAACTGCGTGCCATCTAATCCATCTAATTTGTCTGCATCTAACCCTGATCCTGCACCATCAATAGTCTTAATCTTGTTTAACACATCTAAAGCTGTATAATTAGAAGCATTTAATTTTAATGCGTCTTTGCTATCTATATCTGTCTTGTCGTATGTATCGAATGGTACTGCTCCATTAGCTCGTCCTATAGTTCCCATGTTTTACTCCTAAGATATTTCTAATGTAGACATTATTACATCTACTGTATTATCTGCAGATACACTAATTGTGTCACTTGGTTCAATTACAATCTTTTGGTCGCCACCTACAGCAACCAATGAACCACCATTAGCTACTGGAGCATCTTTCACTAAATACGCACTATTCTTTTTGATGCTTACAAGTGTTGCATTACCGCTTGCATTTGAAGCAGTCAATCCTATGATTGTCACCTGTGTACTTGCTGGACCTGTGTATACTATTGTTTCTGCAGTTATCCCAGTACTTTCATATCCTCGAAAATTATTAGCCATTTATTATTCCTTTTATTTATTTTATGCAAGAGCGATGGCATATGCCAAAGCATTGCCATCTACTGCACTATCTGCTGCTGCTTGAGCAGTGCTCACAGGCTTATTAGCATCTGATGTATTGTCTGCATTTCCAAGACCTACTTGATCTTTTGTCACACTATGTGGATTTGAAACATTTCCAATATGTGTATCCAATGTTGTTCCGTCTACACTTATATCTCTTCCATCAACTGTTCCTGATACAGTTATTGAATCAGCATTTATGCTTCTACTTGTAATAAATTTTTGAGTAGCATCATCCCACACTGCATATCCTGTATCAATAGGATTATCTTCTCTTGTCGATACTTTTTGTAGGAAGCCTGCATACTGCACTTCTCCTGTGTTATCATTCGCAGTTGATACACTGTCAAATGACATAGTTGATGATGTAACTGCTGTAAGCACATGAACTCCATCATAGCTTATGCTTCCCTCTATAAATATTGCATCTCCAACATTTCTAGTATTTGACCCATCTATAGTTACTACTGCAGTGGTTCCATCACCAGTTATGTCTGTTATGTTCCATGTCTCGATTTGCCCGACTACTGTTGTTTGGTCAAATTCAGACCATCCAATTACATAATCATTTGCTGTTCCTCTGTCTATCCTGAATCCAGCCGAACCTTTTGTTACACCATTCCCAGTCTCACCACTATTAAGAGTGATTTGGTTATCAGCAGTTTCCACTGTTGTACTATTAACAGTCGTTGTGGTTCCATTTACATGCAAATCTCCATTAACTGTTGCATTGTTCATCGTAGTAGAACCAGAAATAACAACATCTCCGCTGATTGTTCCTCCAGATTTATCGTATTTTAGGTCTAGTGCATTTTGCTGAGCAGTACTTACTGGCTTATTAGCATCTGATGTGTTGTCAACATTTCCAAGTCCAACTTGTGTTTTTGTTACAGAATGAGGATTATCAGTTCTAGAAGTATGCGCATCAACATTTCCATCCACTTCATTGATTGAACCAACAATGTCAGTCTTCACATCTGTTGAAAGAGCTGTTAAATCACCTTCGTTTGCAGATCTTGTTGATACTTCTTGTGCCAAATTATCAGCATTCATCTTAACTTGAGCATCTATTCTATTATCTGCGTCTTTCAACGATGCTGCAGATGCTATATAGTTTCCAGATGCATTTGGTGAATATGTCCCATCACTATTAAGCCCAGCTCCAGATTGAGTAGCATCAAGCTCTAATTGAATCGCAGAGTCAGCATTTACTCTATCAATTATTTCTTGAACTAACCCATCAGTATTTACTTTTACTTGCGCATCAAGAAGATTATCAGCATCTTTCAGTGATGTTGCACCATCTATATAATTAGCATTTGCATTGGAAGTATATGTATCTCCAGATATACCAGCAGCAACATTAATATTATCTACCCTACCTTTAAGCTCATTGACTGCACTAGGTAATGTAAATGCACCAGTCTGAAGCGCTGTTGATATATCTACTCTTGATTTCTCTGCATCTGTATATGCATTAGTGTCAGGATTTGATTCATATGTTGCTTTGATTGATTCCTTAGTATTTGCATTCAGATATGTGTCTTCATCCATTACTACTTGAAATGAACTTGTAGATCCTTGACCGTCTGTGATTTGCGTGACATAATATTCTGCCCATTTACCATCACCATCATCTGATACATGAACCACATCTCCTACAACTAATCCAGTCAATGCATCTCTTTGTGTTGTATCAGCTACTGTGTAATTTGTTCCTAATGCTAATGCTGCTGCAGCTATTTCTTGAGTTCTTTCTGTCTCAATTTGAGCAAGTGTCTTGCCTCCAACTTTATCAGAGTCGTTCACAACACCATCGTTATTTGTATCATATACTGTTTTGATTAGGTAACTATTTCCTGTAGCATCTGCATTTGCTACTATGAACCACCCTAGGTTTATTGTCTCATCTGCATCTCCATAGAATGTGTATGTGTCTGAGAATCCATGAACTCCAAAGTCTCCATTAGGGTTTTCCGTACTGGTTCCTTTTGTATGGTGAACGCTTATTCCTTGAAGACCTCTGTCTCCAGCATCTCCTTTGTCACCTTTTAGACCTTGATCTCCTTTAGGTCCTTGAGCACCAATTTCTCCTGTTGCTCCTTTTTCTCCAGTGTCGCCCTTCTCGCCACGCAGACCCTGCGGGCCCTGCGCTCCATCATTCCCTCTTATTGTTTCTACATATAGAGTTTTTGTATTTGCGTCCCAGCTTGATGCTGTACCTTCATTGACTGGAACCACATTTATGCCAGTGAAATCTTTTGCATCATTTAGGGCATCTGTCAATGCCTGCACATTTTGGTTTGCTACATTTTCAACTGTTGATATGTTATCAGCTACTATCTTTACTACATCGTATTTGCTTCCGATTGTGTTTGCTATAGCTGATGCAGTATTTCCATTTAATGATGAACTTCTTGCCATTATACGAATCCTTTGACATCCACACGTCTTGTCATCTTGACACTTTCAGGTGTGAACATTCCTTCTTTTTTGATTTTGTTGATACTTACTTCAAATCTTTGATAGTGAGTATTACTTTCTGCGTTGATCTTTCCATCTACTGAACCATGCCCCCTATATCCTATATAGTTTAGTAATGCTTCAAGGAATTGAGGAGGCATTGGAAGTGGATCATTTAGTGTAAGTTCTGTTACAAGACAAGGAGCAGCAACGTATATTAATGATACTCTTTCTCCTCCAATAGCAGAAGGTATCTGGATCTTGTTCCATCCAACTGTATTTACGCTTAGTGGATCATCTTCGTCATTTATTGGAAGTTCAAGAAGCCCTTTTCTGTCATTGTAGTCAACTTCTCCATATGCAGAGACTATCCACATAAAGTCACTTGGCAGTGTATATTCTTCAACTCCATCTACCATAGTGATAATGAATTCTTTTGTTTCTAGTGGAAATCTTTTATACAGCTCTATCAGCCCAAGATTAATGAATCCAATTACTGCATTCACATCATTCTTTACTGCAAGCGTTTTGAGCTCACCATTCTGAGCCAGACTGATAACTTCATTTGCTGTCATATTTTTTCCTATTTAATTATTCATTACAGCATTATACCATATTTTATTTAGAATATAGTATTCCCATTCGAAGTTTCTTCTTCATCATCTATTACTCCCCATATGCCACTATCTGCTCCATGATCTTCTATTGACTCCCCACCATATCCGCTTCCAGGAATATAGTCTATCATTCCTATTTGGCTAATAACATCATTAAAGTCATCATGCCCCAAGAACCCCAGATATGTAGCACTAGTTAATTGTTTTATTGCTTCTGTCATATCTGGAGTCTCTTTCAGTTCATTTGGGAAATAGAACTTGTGGTTCTGGAAATGAGGTAGCATATATTTAAATCTTTCGAATTTGCTTCCAGCTGCAGCTTTACTCAGTATTCCTTCTCGTCCAGCAGGAGCACCTTTTTGTCTAGCAAATGAGAAGTATAAATTCTTCTTTATCATCATCTCTTTTAGTGCAAATATATGTGCTTTCTGTTGACCATCTATTTCAACTCCAACTTCTATATGTCTTCCTCCTCTACTCCATACTGACACCATTCTGAATAATGCTTCATATTGTTCCTCAAGCTCAAGTCTCTTTAGCGACAAATCAAGGAGATAGTAATCATCATTGCTGCTTATTGCCCATACTCCAATACCACTAAAGTCACTCTTTGCTGATGATGTTGTTGTGAAGTCTGTAGTAATAAGTATAGTATACCCATCTAGCATCTTCATTAACATCTTTCTATCATACCATTGGATCAGCTCTTCAGGAATTAGTTTATCTTCATCGCTTGTGATTCTTAGATAATGCTCTTGCATTAGTCTTCGCATTACACTTTTATCTCCAGCTTCTTTAGCTTTTATTGCATTTAAGTAGTCTCTCCTGCAGTTTTTATAGCTATGTCTATCTGGCCATACACTTACAAACTTTTCAGGATCTTCAGGAAGCATGTTTCCTCTCGGGAATACTACAGGCATCCATGTTCCCATTTCAATCCTCTTGTATACTGGATCATTGAATCCATAGGGCGTTCCAATTAAAATTGCCTTATTCCCATTTCCACTCAAGCCTGGCATTACATCTGCTTCTATTGTAGATTCTATTGAGTCTAATACTAGTGAAGATGCTGCTTCCTTTTCACTAGGGACTAGATCATCAAAAATAGCTAAATTTGGTCTAGCCAAAGCATCTCTCGTACCTCTAGCCCCAGAGCTTGCACCTATACCTTTTATTGTCAGTGTTCTTTTCATTCGACCAGGAACATTCTCGGGCTTATCGCCATTGTCTAATGTTTCTTTATATAGTGCAATTTCTTTTTCAGTTGTTGGTTTGCGTACAAAGTTTGCTTCAGTTGCTATTAGTCTAGTATCTTCAAATAAGCTTCGCAAATACACACTTTCATTATATACTTTCGACAATGTGTTCATCATGGTTTCAACACCATTTCGCATACTGTCAGATACATATACAATATAATTAACCTTTCCAAATCCAGGCATTTCACCTTTTGCTGCTAAATACATTACAAGGTAAGTTACTAATGTTGACTTTGAGAACTCTCTTGAGCACAGTATTGCGATTCTGTCTTTCATCGTATCAAACTGTATATTTCTTACTTGAAAAAAAGGCTTTACACAATCTTGTGCAAATAAGCAATCTATGAAGAAGTAATGTGCCTTTGGATTGCTGTTCTCTGGTTCCTCTCCGAGAACCAATCTAATAAAGATTATAAATTCTATTGCAAATTGACTAGGTATATACCATTCAAGCTCAAGGTCTATATTATCAAGCATTTTTTCTACTGTAAGCTTTCCGTCTTTAAAGTCTGGAATGACATAATTATTATTTATTGCCCAGTCCATTTCTTCTTTTGTTATAGGGACATAATGTTGCTTGTCTTTAAAATCTCTATGTGATATTATCAATGCTTTTCCTTTGTGTATAATTTATCCCTATAGTTTTTATATCTTTTATATTTCCTGTCTAGGCGTACTGAACATGATCCGTAAAGCATATCTAATATTCTAAATGCAATATCTTGCTTGTTAACAGTTATTGAGTATAGACTTTTTTCTCTTTTTCTTTTACATGGTTTAATTATGCTTTTATCATCAACGCTTCTTATAAATTCATTAAAAGATTCTATCATATTCTTTGATCCTACCAAATTCAATCTTATCTTTTTCTTATCTGGAGATAAATATATGCTTCCGTCTCCATCTATAACTCCTCTCCAAAAGTCTGTATTATATATCATATCATAAGGCACAACATAAGTGTCTGTTTTGTTTGGGACTATATTGTAATTATTTTTCAAATACTCACATGTTTGTTTATTCATAAATGATATCTTTGCAGTCTTGCTGTTTTTATCTTTTCTATCAGAAATTATAATTTTATTTTCACTTTGCATGAAATTTTTGAATTCTGTGATATGACTGATGTCTGCATGTTTTAATTCGAGTGATACTATTCCATATTTATTTACGCTTCCATCTGCTGCAAGCATTCCTGCCCAATAATTATTATCTTTATTTGTCATGTCCATAAAAGCATCATGGTTCTTTGATAGTTTTTTGTCAGGTCTTCTTGTATCAACTTTTGAATCATATCCAATATTTTCTTTTATGTATTTTCTGATCGTTGTACAAGACATATGCACAATATTCGATATATCTGTTATTGTATATCCATCATCCCACATTTCGCATATTTTTTCAGTTTTCGCTTTTGTCAGTCTGCTTTCTGATGAACATCCACATGATTTTTTTATTCCTTGTTTTAGAGCTTGAGTGTGCGTAATTACACTGTTTCCACAATCGCATACACAATTCCAATATCTAACTTTACTATTGTATTTGTTGTTTGATATTTTCTCATATGCAAGACTTGTACAGTTAAGCATATTAAATTTCATTCCTATTGGATTGAATCCATTATAATTATATTCTTTATCATATTTATTTTTCATAATACAATTATACATAAATAATATTATTTTTGCAAACATGATAGCCTTGTCTTAGGCATCCTGATCCTTTAGTCTTTCGATATATACTTGTGCCATTTTCTTATCTCTGAATCTTGGTTCACGCTCTTTGACATACACTACAATAAACCCAAATAGGAAATACACTGTATACACCTTGAATATTCCAGACCACACCTGGTGAACTGCATGTTCTTTTGACATCATTTTGTTTAACCACTTCATTTTATTCAGCCTCTACATCTATTACATTTACATGTATCTTTTGAAGCTCCGCAACATCTTTCCCATTCTTGAAACCATTCTGCATCTGTTCTACAAGTCTGCTAATGTTTTGGTTCATCTCTTTTTGCTGCTCAAGTTGCGCATCACTTTGACTGATAGATACTTTAAGAGTTTTATCCTCTGGCATTCTTGTTGCAGCCTCAAGAGCTATTGCTGATTCAAGTTGCACTTTATATGACGCATCATCATTATTCATAATGCTGTACATTTTTCTGATTGATTCACTATGGTACGGAGCAAATAATATTGATGGGTGAAGTAATGTCTGTTTTGTAATTATCTGCACAGCTTTTGTTTTGTCATAGTTGCTGGCGTACGAGTATTCATTTACAGGCTTGCCTTCTTTCTTGCGCTTCATTATCTGGTCATATTTCTTTGGAAAGACTATCGCCCATGCTTTTATGATATCTGTATTTTGCTTGAGTGCTACGAATTTCACTGCACGGATATATTCAGGCATTGATATCTTCGCTTCTTTAAGTACGCCCATATTTGCAAGCAACTGCTCTTCGAGATACTGTTGCATTACACCAGTATCATCTTCCATGCCTTTTACCATGTCTATGATTTCATCATCTATTGTAATCTTGGTTCCCTTTGGAACCATCGACTGAAGTTTTTCTTTTGTGATGTTTTGGTCTTCGAAGTTTTCCTGATATGGTTCATCAGGAGATATTATTGCTTTATTATGCATATAATTCCTTTATCATTATAGTTGAATTGTAGAATTATAGCATATTTTTATTATTGTTCAAGTTTCCAATTCTTTTGAGTTTGAAGTGCTGTCCAGATCTCCTGCCAATCTTTCTTCTTCATCATCATATCTTTCTTGCTCATATTGGCAAGGCCTTCTTCTTTTGGAAGGCTTTGTATGATTTGATATTGCTCATCTATTGTTGGAGAACCAGGATTTCTTTTTTGGAAGTATGCGTCAATCTCTGCTCTTCCTTCTGGACTAGTGTATTTATTTACCAATTGTCTATAATGTAGTTCACTTGGAGGCATATATAGTGCATTCTCTGATGCATATTGAGCTGTATTGTCATATAGGTTTTTATACTTTGCAGCTACTTCAGGTGAGAATTTTCTTCCCCCTGAACCAACAGCTTCTGCCAATCCTTTTACTCCAGCACCTACTTCTCGTGCAGCTAATCCAGCTCCAAACATATCAAGTGACATGTCCTCAAGTGGTCTATCTTCAGCCTTTAGCTTTTGCATTCCGTTAAATTGGTTCCGATACTTTGGATCATTCTGCATTAGATAGGTATGTAGCATTTTATTATTATTTGATGGAGTTGTGGTTCTGTTGTCATTTGATTGAGGTTGCATTGCAATTCCTATATTTGTGTTATGGAATTATAGCATAATAATGGACGAGCAACTTTTTACAGTTCACCAGAGCCAATCCCATCACTGACAAATAGATTAGATAGTGTGTAGCTTATAATAGATTTATTAACCCGTGGTCAGTGGTCGTCGAAGGTATCTATATGCTACAAACCCGCATTGTAATTATAGCATAATTTTTATAATAGTTGAAGTAGCAGGTAATGCTCCTGCGAATGGCTGAATCAAAGTCAGCTGGCTTACCACTTGGCTATACTTCATTATGGAGGAAGACATCGGTCTCGATCCGAATACGCAAGATGCGTACGCATGCCTTAGCAGGGCAGCCCAGATCCTATCTGGTTTATCTTCCAATGGCTCCGTAGGTTGGATTTGAACCAACATATTTATGATTAACAGTCACGCCTCGTGCCAATTGAGTACTACGGAATATTTGATATTGATGAATGTATTTAGAGGGATTTTGGAATCTCTGAAAATACTTCAGAGAACCAAACAAGGAGGGTTGATTCTATGAAGCCTTTAGCAGATGACCTTTAGCCATATACTCGAACTACTATTCTGCTGATTATAATTGTTAAGTTGATATTGCATCATAGTAATTCCTTTCATGAGATTCTTTGTACACTGTAATTGTATATCAGCTTAGCTTAATCTTTTCTTTAGTGAGCTTGCAATTAGCTATTCACCAATGTACTTTCTATTAAATAGATTACATATAAATACTTTATCATCTATTGTAAGCATATCATTCTTTCCAAATCTATCCCAAAATACCACTCTATCAGCTTCAGATTTTATTATTGAATTATAATCTATCACTAGTTCAATATAGTCATCTTCGTCTTCTAGGTTATCAGAATCTTCTATGTCATATATTACTTGTTTTAGTTTTCTCAAACTACTTCCCCTATATACAACATTTTCTTTTTCATCATATATTGTACATGACTCTTTATTTAGTACTTTATCTATTACCCACTCATAACCATTATCAACTAAATATCTAATTGCTGGCATTAATTGCTTTCCAGTAGTTTTTGATATTCCTACCAATTCTATAGCTTTTACATCTTTGTATCCAAATTGTTTCACAAGTTTATATGCTTTTATTGCAAGTTGGTTAGGTCCATCATTTCTTGATCCGAATATGTTTGTGTTTGATATTCTTACACACTGCTCATCACTCATTGTATCTATTAAGTCGATACATCTAACTTCTATTCCTAGTTCATTACATATCTTTGTTCTATGTCTTCCATCAACACATAATCCTTTTCTTATGTATATTGGCTGGAGCTGTCCATCTTTTTTGATTTGTTCTTTTACTGACTCATATTCTGCATCACTCTTAAGTTGATTGAACTCTACTATTCCTTCATCCATTTTTATATTGCTTGGTGGCACAGTATACTCTTTTCCAGTTTTGTATATTCCTGAATTATTATTAATCATCATTATTTCCTGGTATATTAAATCTTTTTAGTTCTTTATCAGCTAGAGATCCAATTACTGAACTTATAGTTTCTGCGTTTCCTCTTAGTGCAGATAGAAGCTTTAGTTTTGTAGTAACATTTTTAGTTACTCTTACTGTTGTCATTTTGTTCATTTTTTCTGTGTCCATAATTTGCGTATCCTTTTTGTTTATTATATGTATTATATACTATTTATGCTTTTGTGTATCTTAATCTATTTGTGCATATACTTTTCATCATGGTGACATTTGTCACCTTTTTTGAAAATGGTGACAAATGTCACCTTTTTTTATTATTTAGAAATTTTGTATTATGCTTTATATATATAATATATAGTGGGACTTTATTATTTCAGTTATTATTTGCTTAATTTAATCTTAATTAGCTTTAGTCTGCACCTCACCACTTTCCGAATCGGCATGCTAGCGCAGCGGTAATGCCGATTCATTCTCACATCTTCATAATCCAAAAATCAAGTAGTTCGGCATTTCCGAACATCTGAACTGTTAGGTGTTTCCGAACAGTTGGAACCAACATCAACATATATTTTGTATTGATGTTGGTTCATCTATTGACATCCGTGGACATTACGGCTGCGTCAGTACGCTACGCCATCAATGGATCCTTCGCTTCGCTCAGGAGCTGCGCTTCGCTTGCCTGTAGTCCATTGATGTACGGTGCGAGCCTCCTTGCCTAATGCCACTATATTTATTTGGGGTATTTTGGGCAGACTACTTCTAGATAAAGTAGTATATTTTTCTAGGTTGTTATTTAATTTTTTTTAATCCATTTATTGCACCCAAAATTTGGTGAAACTAGTTTTCCTTCTATGGAATGTATGGATACTACTCCTAAATCGCACTCAGTATTATTTTTCAAATGTTCAACTTCTGGTATATAAAAAAACTTACAATTTTCACAAATCTTATATTCAATATCATCATATATTTTATTAATAAAATTATCTATAGCAGAACCATAATAACTCATTTTAAGTACTTTATTATAATCATCCATTGTTGGGAAAGTTTCTTTAAATGTTTTTTCCCAAAATTCTTTTTTTGCATCTATTCTATTCATCTCTTTTCCTTTTTCTCTGATATAGGTATGTCTTCCGTTGGTTCAATCACTTCTCTCTCAATATCCCATCCGCTCTGGTTAGCTATTGACATCATTGTGAACTCAATCATTTTGCACTTCTCTTCATCTCCATGAAATTCGTCAAGCAGGAAGTTTATTTCATCAAGGTATTCACTTATATCCATTGTATTCTCCTATACATATATTGGAGCCCACCTTAGTGGACTCTATATATCTACTTCATTTTCTTAGTAGGTTTTTTCTTTGCTTTCGCTTTTGTTTTACAAGCCATGAATTCCTCCTTTTCTTGAATTTTACTTTTCTTAATTTATCTATTTCCTAGAGGATCACCTATCCATATCCAGTTCTTAGATTACTTAGTAGGAGTAGCATTTTTGCACTCCTTTACTGCACTTATATGGCACAATGCTTTATTGCACCATTGGAACTCACCGTCGTAGCATGACGAGTAAAACTCACACTTTTTGCATATACTATCATTAGGTATCATCGCTGATCCTTTCTTATTGATATTATTTATTATACATCCGCAAAGCTTTATTGGTCCTTATTATAGTATTGAGTTTCTTTAATCTCTATAGTTTCATACCATCCATTCTCATCGCATCTATACTCTTTCTTGATCCCATATAATTCTTCATCATTATATGTCCATGAAGGAAGCCATGGATTGAATACTTCCTTTTTGTTATCTATGGTTCCAAGCAACTCAAACACATCCATGCCTATTTTATCCTTTTCTCGAAGTAGTCTCTTCTCATTGGTATAGGCGTAAGCAGTTTTGAGTCTGGTTCCACATTGGCCATATACTCAGCAAGCCCTCTCGTTCTTCCGTCATTTACCATCTGAACGCTCGGTCTGTAGTCGTCACTAATCCATTGTCCACCTGGAGTTTTTGCGTTGCTATATGGGCTTTCATTGCTGAATGTTGGATGCCATGGAAGCTTGCCAACCATCTTATCACCTTTTACTCCATCTTTTGCGTGACCTCTATAGTCTCTATTAATTATTCCTCTTGCCATGTAGTCTCCACCATCTGTATGCAACAGACCCATTGAGGCAGCAAGCCCAGGAACTTCATTCATCATTGTTTGAGCCTTAGCCTCTCGTACAATATCTGACTCTCTTTTTATTTCATCAAGTGGATACATTCTTAATCTAATATTATTATCCATGCCCCTGTCCTTTCTATTTCTTTTTCACTGGATATCTATCATCTACTTCATCGTTTAGCATTTTCCACCTCCGCTATATTCACTGTGTTTCTTGCTATCTCTCCATACATATCTGAATATGTAATTGCAACAGCCTGCTTTATTCCTCTATATCCAGCTCCTGCAGCCCATGCATCATTAGATGTCAAGTTTCTAAAGCTCTCCATTCTGCAGATAGGATTATCAATTACCGTATCGCGATGTACGTGACCTGTAAGCCAGTATCTATAATCCGTATCGCTGATATCTTCCTTTCTGTCCCATACCATTACTTCTGGCAATCTCTGAAGTTTTGTCGCATGTCCATGATGGAATCCAAGCAGCGTCTTTCCGAATCTATAATACTTATGCATAGCTGCGCTCTCATCAACACTAAATCTTGGTTCATTTCTATAATATGCACTAAGCATTGCAACAAGATAATGTCCTATTAAATCACTATGATTCCCAGGGACTATTACATATCTTACTTCCTCATGTTTCTCAAGTGCCATATCTATCATTTTGATCTTCAGGTCCACAAGCATCTTGAAGACTTTTGCATGTCTTGTATCTACATCAAGCTCGTGCCCGCTCTTGGTTCTATTCGCATCATTGCTTGCATGAAGTGTATCTCCAAGATCCAATACAATTGCTGTCTTCGCCATTGGTGTAGTTTTATTCAATAGTACAGCAGCACCTAATGTATTATTATATACACTCTCTGTATTTACGTCTTTCCCAGCCTCATCTTTCCATGCATATTCTCCAAGATGCATATCAGTAGTTACATACACAACAAGCATTCCATCTTCAGTATATTCAGGAATCTTCTTTGGTTCAGCTATCCCATCAACTTTCTTAGAAAGTTTTTTCGTGACATATTTTATAGCCTCAAGCTCATCCTGCTCACTTCTCTTTGTTTTGATCCATTGACCTCTCTCCTTTTTCTCCCCCGTCTCCTCATCAACACTATAGTATGTGCTGGTTCCTGTAGCTATCATCCCTTCAGGAATATAGTCATCAACTTGCATCTTAAGTATCTTCTTCTTCAACACCTTAACTCTTTTCTGTGTGGTTCTATAAATAATTCCAAGATCATCAGATGCTCTCTTGACATGATAATTATTCTTTAATAATGCCTGAACCAAATCTCTCTGCTTATTTGTAAGCCATTGTTCATCTTTGATACTCTCAAGATCAAATTCACTTATTCTGTTTGCTGTTGTCATATGTATCCTTTGTCATATATCTGGAATTATACCATAGCTTCATTGGTTCAGCTATATAAGTAAAATAACAACAGCACTTTACAATATAAAGATTACATCAAGGTTAGCCATTAGTGAAAAATTGTATAAATTTGCTAGAGAAGCATTAAGTTTTAATTAAGGTTAAAATATTAGGGAAAACTATATATTTTTGCGACATGAGCCGTATCCTCGTTTCCAAAGGAATTTGATTGGGGTACGCCCCCCCCATAGGTACCTCAGTACCTTTTTTTAGCTGACACTAACACCGTGACAGCTTAACTTTTATTGAGTGGATAAAATCCACAAAATTTAAAAGGATCAATTATGAAAATCACAATTGACAGATACGTAACAACAAATAGCGATGACAAAGTCATCTTAACGGAAACAGGCTGGAAGCAAGCTGAGGCACTTGCTTCAGCTATGGAAGCAGCCAATGTTGATGCTGACAATGAGTCAGCAATATACGCAACACTCTTTGAGTGGGCAAGAGATGTTGGTCTCGTAGGAGACAAAAGAAACGAACAATTACCTGATGAGGTAATGTTCCTTGTAAACATTGCAAAAGGCATATTCTTAGGAGATATAACTCCTAAGAAGAAAATAGAAGTAGCAGCTTTATAGCTGTTACTCTATTTGTTTTTCTTTTTCCGTGGCAACTGCGATAGAACGGAACCAGATCATCCATAGTAAATATCTCTAAGCTTTTCTTTCTCATCAGCATCAGCACCAATAATCCCAAAGTCAATATCATTAAGCAGAAGATTCTTTCCTTTAATCTTAACTCCTCCAACATTGGGAACAGTCGCATCTACATTTCCTCTACTTCTTTCAAGATTACCATAGCTTCTCCACACTGAACCAGTATCACCTTTGATTGCAAAAGATGGATTAATAACATACTCAGCTTTAATTTTCTTGGTTGGTTCAATAAGATATAAACTCTTTAATTCACTAACTACCTTTCTAACCATTGACTCAGACATTCCTGTTTTATCCATTAGGTTATGCAACGTGGTTCCACCAATTGTAATAAAGTTAGTATTTGGATCCATCTCAATTAATATTTCTAGCATTAGTTTCTTAGCTGAACCAGTTGTCTCCATCATAAATACATTGTAAAGTTTATTGTTAATCATTAGTTCAACTCCTCTTATCTTTTTCATACTATATCCTTCACATAAAGATAAAAAAATTATACACCTTAAAGGCTTAAACATTACTTATTAGTAATAAAATTAATTACCTTTTTAAATTACCATAAGGTAATTCTAAGTTTTGGGGTTTAGTCCGTGCTGCAGTGGTCTGCAGAGAATCCGAAAAGGTTTTTTATATATATATAAAAATAAACTTCACAGTTATATTATATAGATAATATTTCTTATATATATAAATAAATAACCAAAACAATCCTCCATAACAATCAAACTTTTATTCAGTGATATACATCTGATTAACAAGGAGACAATAATGGACAGCTTCGAACCATATGAACCACCATATGATATGGAAACTCTCTCTGGTACATTGTGCTAGGGATATGGCAATAGAACTTTTATTCAGTGATAATATATATAAATATATATTTGAACTATCTGTAGCTCTTCTGCAGAATAAATACTAAAGAGGGTAGCGACCTTATAGCCAATTCAAATTAAATAAAAAGGAAATTCAAAATGGAATTTACAACAATAGCAATCGCTGGAATCATCACATTAGTAGCAATAGTATACTTCAGTAGCACACTTAAAAGAATCGCATCTTTAGGTGACACAACAGTAGACACTGGTATCGTAGTAGCTGAAACAGCACTTGATCTGATGGACGATACAATCGGTACTTATAAGCATGAGGTAAAACTCAGTAACGCTGAGAAACGATCTGAACTGATGGACAAATATAGCAACATCGGTCAGATAGTATCTGTAAATGAATTAGACAGTTTATTAGCAGATAAACAAACTGAACCAGAAACAGCATAACAGCTCTGGTTCACATCTTAATCGCAAGGAGAAAACTATGAATTTAGTAATTTTAGCAGATGGTATTGTATGCTTACCATCAGAAGACCCAAGAGGGAATTAGGATCTGACAGAAGTCAGACCTAATTCGGATAGGGTGCGATAGAACCCAAGAGGAAGAGAGGTTTGTTTTCACGTCGGAACCATATATAAAGGATTGACAAAATGGAATACGAAATAACAAAAACAACATTAATTAACTTCTTAAAGAGAAACCAAGCTTATGAAAAATATGTGCATGAAGTAAATCAAACATGGATAAGCTTAAGCACGTTTGATGAAAGACTTGACAGAATCATTAAACAGCAAATAGGCAACCCAAAGGACATAATTGCATGTAGTTTTTACTACCCAAAAAAAAGATTTAAATTTCTGGAACAACATAAACCAACTTTGGCATAAACAAATTCCTATAACACAACTATAATCACATAAAGGACACCAAATGTATAAATCAGAACCAGTCATAATCTACATAGTTGAACCAACAACTCAAGACGATTACAGAACAAGAATCCACGAAATAGTAGCATCATCTACATTCTTCACATTAGAAGATGCAATTGCAAATGCAATCAATAAGACAGTATGGTTTGAACCA